TTCTGTTAATGTTATTGAAGCACTTCCTGTTGTTTCAATAATAAGACTATACTTACCTTGTGTGTATGGAATATAGCCTCTGCAACCTTTTATAAGTTCTCTCAAATTATCAATTAAATTTCTTGATGTATCAACTGCTGTATTACAATCAAATATATTTATATCTGATCCACCTGAATAGGGTGTTACTTGTGTTTCACAAACTAAAGAAGCATCATAAAAACTTTGTAAATCTATTTCGTTAGTTGATAATCCTTTTCCGTATCTTGTATTAGTTAAATAATCTAATATGCACCAAGCTGGATTTGTAGAGTGAGCCGCAGTTTGTGCTTCTAAAGAAGAATTATAAGCAACAACTTTTTTACCTTGTACTACTGCTTGAATTTTTGGCAATCCACTCCAAACATCTTGATTCCATTTAAACTTTAAAGCAAGATAAGCTAGACCTGATAACTTATGATTACTTCCCCAAGATGATAATGTAGATAATAAGCTTGAAGCTGATTGTCCGTCTGAACCATAATGAGGTTCTACTGTAACTAAACTAACTCCATCTTTATAATAATTACTATCAGAACTATTAACTGTAACTTGTGTATTATCTGCTAAATCTGCTGACCAAGTAACAGGTTGATCGTTAATTCTTATTTCTGTTATATCGTTAATTTCTCCCTCTGATAATACTAGGGCTATATATAAAAATTCATTATCAGTTCCTGAACTCTCTACCAAAATTCTTGAACCACCGACTAATCTTTCTCCATAAACTACAGGAATATTAATGTCATTAGATTGTTTATTAACTAATAAGCCTTTTTCAAAGTCATCAAATGAGTTAGTTCCAAAATCAGATATTTCAGGTGTTTTAGGTCTTAATACCCAAGATAGAAATAATGTTGCACCTAATTGAATTAAAGGATTTTGAAAAAATTTAAAACCTTTTGTTTTAGAAACGACATCAACAACTTTTGTTACTGCTTGTACTGCACCACCCATTATATATGAAACTCCCTTTTATACTTTTTGGCTACTCTATAAACATTATCTTTATCATCTAATCTTATCCAATTAATAGACTCATTAATATTAAGATAGTCTTTAAAATAATTATAAACCCATTTCATAACTTCTTTTGCTTTTCTAATAATTATAATATCATATAACCAAACATTCTTTCCTGATTGCCATTGATGCTTATATAATCTACCTGTTGTTTTATAATGATCTTGTACTTCATTATTTAACAAAGCCCAGTTCACAAAAGCATAAGTTCCTTGTTCATCTTTAAATGTTTTATGTTGTTTATTATTAATAGATGGGTGAATATGATAATATAATTCTTCATAAGTGTTATTTTTGTATTTATCGAACTTTTGATATAACTTAATAATATCTTCCATTATGCTCTACCCCATTTAATATCGCTAATAATCTCAGATGAAAAATCCATTCCAACATCTGTGCTAAAAAATCTTTGTTGAGAAGCATTGTTTGTTTTACGACCATTCTTTTTTTCAAAGTCTGCCCAATGAGATACGATAGATAATGTTAAATTACTTTGCTTATCTGATTCTTGAATAGAATAATTTTCTATATTTCCTTTATATAAAAGTAAAGGGTCAGCAATTAAAGCATTAGAACTATTTAACAATCCTCTAAAAATAGTAACTTCGTCATTTGTTACATTCTCATTTAAAACTAATGATAAGAAAGTTTGATCTGCACCTGATAAAGTTAATTTAATACTTGCTTTAGTTATATCTGTTTGTTCTGAAAATTCAGATATTCCCATAAAAAAATCTGATGACGTGTAAGTAACACTAGAACCTGATACTGATGAAGTTAAATCAAATGAGCAATCTGTGAAATTTACAGGAGTCGCAAAACCAATCGTAATAAGATGAACTGGTCTAATATCATTTGTTGCTAGTTCGTTCTTTACTGCTGTCGTTAGACTTCTTGTCATCTTCGTATGTTCTCCTATTTACTTTAACATTTAAAACTTTAATGATAGCTTTATCTGATGGTTCTTCGTATTTACCTAGATTATTATTGACGATATTAATATTTTTTTCATCAATTAATTCTTCAGCTAGAATATCAACTGTCGCCCAATGCTTAATTAAGTATTTCATTACAAAGCTTCTTCAACATCAAATTGATATTCATAATACAAATTGCCATCTTTATCTGCACCACTAACACCAAATTCTTGTATATCAGAAGTTAAATAAACTGTAAAAGGAACATTGTCATAAGTTACAACTGAATCATCTGCTAATGCAGTTATTAATGGTGGTTCTATTGTAACTGTTGAAGCATTACTTGAACTTGTGGCATCTTCTACTACCATATAAACCTTACTGTGTGATGCAAACTTTAAAAAATCTCCAGCTTTAAATCTACCAGCACCATCTCCAGCAAATCCGTCAAGAGCAATAGTTGTATCTCCAACTGCGTGAACACCATTGACTAAAACTGTTCCTGTTTCATTACCTCTAGCATCTTCTATCTCAGGTGGGATAATGGTAAAATTTTCTTTTTGACTTCTTTGCTTCATTATAAAAGCCATAAGTTCTCCATAAATATCTGATCTTTTTCCTGTTATAATCTGAACTGTAAAAGCAAATCTTTGACCATCTATTTGTCTTGCTAGTTTCTTACCACTAACTGTTTTAGATATAATAGTATTCTGAATTGACTTTATTCCTAAAGTTCCAAATTTTGCAGTTGATATAGGGAAAGCACCTGACATTAGATTAAGTTTTTACTCCCTCTTTCATTTACTGCGTTATTAATTAATTGAGTTATTGTTCCTCTGTTTCTTATAAGTAATTCATCAAAACCTGAAGCATCTAAAGTATTGATATTAAAATTAACTGTTGTTGCACCACCATTTCCACCTCTAGCTGATTGTTGTATTTGACCTGATTGATTTGGTACAAATAATTCTGCACCTTGTTCACCTACCATATATGGTTGTCCTTTTAATACAGAACCACCACTTGCTTTTTTACCTAGTATGCTTCCAAACACTCCTGAAATTACTGAACCTAATCCACTTCCATCACTAACAGCTTCCATTTGTTTTTCTGCTTTTTTTATAGAGTACATTACTGCTCTTTGTGCAACTATTTTAATTAATGTTGCAAGAACTTCTGTAAGTAAAGTTCTGCCTAATTCTTTCATTGTAATATTTAATTCTTTACCCATAACAATAGATTCTGCTAAACCTTTAGAAAATCCATCAATACCCATTTGCAATACTCTAGCAACTTGACTTGCAGTATTAGTTAATCCTTTTAATTTTTTATCTAGTATTTTAATTATTTCTTCAGTTAATACTTTTTGTTTAGCTAAAGATTTTAGAGTTGATTCATTTGCTTTATTATTTTTATGTGCTTGAAACTCATAGTCCATCATATCTTGATTTATAGCTTTTTGAGTGTCACTTATTTCAATATTAACAAATGGTATTTTATTTAATGTTCTTAATAAAGAATCATAACCACTTCTTAATGCACCAACAGCTTTTGCAACTCCTCTAATTGCCATAGCAAATCCTTTTACTGCTACTGTTAAAACTGTACTAATAGCTTTTCCTATTGCTTCAAATTCTTTTGAGTTATCTTCTATAAACTGATTTAATGATTTAAACTCTTTTTTAAGTTCATCAAAAAAACCCTCACCAGCAACAGTTCTTTTAAAGTTAAATAATTTATCTCCTAACATTGAAAGAGTACCTGTAAATGTAGTAGCTAATTCATCTGTTGCTTTTCCAAATTTACCACCCTTGCCAAATACTTTTTCAAAAGCTACAACTGTTTCTTCTGCTGAAACTGTTGCACCAGCACTAAAACCTAATAAATCTCTAACACCTCTTTCTCTAAATATATCTGCTGAAGCTATACCACCAGCAAATGATCTTTGTATTTGTTCTGCTGTTGTTGTAAAATCTAATCCTGTTACTGCCGCAACATTACCTGTTATTTCTAATATCTTTGAAAGTCTATCTGCATCTCCAGCTACAACAGCTAAGTTACCTGAAGCCGCTTGAATCTGCTCTAGTGAGAACGGAACTCTACCAGCAAATTTAGCCATTACATCAAAAGCTTTTGCACCCTCTTGTGTAGAACCAAATAATTGTTTTAATCTTACATTAAGGTCTTCGATACTTCTGCCAGTTCCTATAACTGATTTAATAGCAAGACCACCACCTATTGCAATCAAAGCACCTTGTACAGAAATTAAAGATCGTTTTAATCCAGCTAATCTACCTCTAACACCTGTTAAAGCTTGTTTAGTTTTATCTTGTGCTGTTATATTTATTTTTAAATTCTGTGCCATTATCTGTGTTTTGCTTTATTCATTGCTTGTACGTGTTCTTCATTTTCTATCATTAAATACGATAGCCAATGATTATACTCCCAAACTTCCATTTTTAAAAGTTCAGATAAACTTATTTTTAATCTATCTGCAATGATAAGTAAATTCTTAACTTCAGGATCGGATTTTATTTTTTTTTTACTTCGCCAATAGACGGGGCTTGAACCATTAGAGTAGAAATCCTTGTCAGGACATCAGGGTCGGTTTTGTGCATTAATGCTAGTTTATCTTCTGCTTTAAATACTTTGTTTCCATCTTTATCTAAAGCTTTCATTAAAAGAACATCAGCTAATAAACTGACATCATTTAAAGTATCAGATTTTTTTAATAGCTTATTCTTTTCGCTTAATGTTATAGGATTCCAATAAAGAACAGTAGGCTTACCATCATCATCTTTCCATTCAGGCACTTCAATAGATTGTGTACCTATATTCTCAAAATGAGATTTCGCAAGATCAATAACTGACATAAATTAATATTATACAGTTCCTACAGTTAATGCACCAGTTCCTTGGAAAGTAACAGTTCTTGAAACGATTGCGTCCATTGCATTATTAATACTCATACCTGTAACAATACCTGTTCCTGTGTATGAAGCATCTCCTGAAGTATTACCCTCAGGTAATAAAACAAAAGAAATAG